TCATACTTGAACCAGAGATACGCTGGCGATCAGAGGTTGGGTCTGCGAGAGACGAAACCAGATCGAGCATGATCTGATTGTGAGCAGCAAGGTCGGCTTGCAGAATGGGAACGATAGTATCCATGCCATATTCGGCAACGGATTGGAAACGGGCAGCTAACAGGGTGGAGATATCAAACGTACCGGTTACTTGTGCCATGTCATATCTCCTTATGCAACCCTGAAGCCAAGGACGTAGACGTCGCAATCAGGCTGTGTTGCACCACCTGAGCCTGTGGCACGAAGGACTGTGCCTGCAGCGATCGTATCGTACGCGATTGCAAGTGAATCGGCATGATTCACAACGCCAGCTACCGCAGCAACAATCGCATTGGTAATAGCGTTGGTGACGTTCTTGACTGTCACTACAGCCGAGGTAACACTCGTTCGGGGGTGAACCCAAACAGCAACGATACGAGTCTTGTGGGTCAGCGTGATATCGGTATCACCATTGGCACCTGCAACCATCAGAATGTGGTGGATGACAGGAATACCGCCAATGACGTTACCAGAGGCGACAAATCGAGCGACTAAGCCAGACAGACCAGCGCTCGCTGCACCAACTTCGATCTTGCCCTGGGTAACACCCAAGTTGGCAAGTTCGGTTGTTCCGATCGAGCCAGCACCGACAGTTGCAGAAGTCAGCACTGGGCACGTGCGGATGATGATGATATCGCGATCGGTAACCGCTTGCGCATAACCGAAAGCATCACCAGTGGTTGCACCAGTGTCAAGACGACCAGCAGTTGCACCCAGATAGTAGATATCACCAGGAGTCAAACTCGTTCCATAGCGGAAACGGGAGTTTGGCCCAAACAGGGTAACGGGTTGACCAAGAGCAGTTGCGCGTGGAGTAAAGCCCACAACTTCGGCTGCTTCGTTGGCCGACGTACCGTTACTCATATACACCAAGCCGTCAGAGCTCTTGATATAACAAGGAGCTGCAACGTCAAGGGCTTCGCCAGCAAACAAACCTGACAAGATTTGTTCTGCTTGATTGGAATCAAGGTTGGCATCAGCGCTTCGAGTAACAAGAGACATTTAGAACCTCCTTCGATTAGATTCCGGAACCGTACTCTCCGGATGAACGCTTCTTTTCCATGATAGCTTCTTGGGCCTGTGCAGGAGTCATCTTGGGAAGAGGACCTCCCGCTGCAGAGTTGGTATTTACGCTCTGTGCAGGCTTGAGGAGAAAGGGGTACTCCTTCAGCATCTCGTTGGTTACGTCAGCAACATCTTGTGGATCTGCATCTTTACCGAGAGTCATAAGTTTCGCCTTAGCGAAATCGAAACCGGCGTTCTGAGCAGTAGCATCCACAAATGGCTTCTTGACATGAGTTGCAAGCGTCTTCAAGTACAACGCTTTCACGTCACCTTCTGCCAGCTTAGCATTTGCGGCTTCCAACTGTGTTTGGAGCTCGATGACCTTCTTCTTGTCATCACCACCTTTGTCGCCTAGTGAAGCAATCTGCTCGTTAGCCTTTTTCAAGGCAATACGACGTTCTGCAGACTCCCGATTCGCTAGACGAAGTAACCGCTGTGTCTCCTCTAACTTCTCCAAAGCGGTTGGCAGGTCCTTAGGTAGATCTTTGGCTTTGTCACTAGCACCTGTGCNAGTTCCGCTACCATCGCCACCTTCGGTTCCGGAATCATCTCCGGCGCCTCCTTCACCACCTGCAGCTGCAAGTGCAGCAGCCTCAGCAGCGATTTCCTCAGGCGTTTTTACTTCTTTGCCCGTCACCGGGTCAAGCTGTGGTGCCATTTGAAGTCTCCTTCCCAGAATTGTTACTGACAGTCTTGTCAGTATTGGTTGAGGCCTTAGCTTTCAAGGTTCCTGCTACTGCATTTGCCTTTGCTTCAGCCATTGCTTGTTCATCAGCCAACTTCTTCTCAGCGGCTGCTGTCCACTCAGTAATCTTGTCCTGACCATAACCTAGTTCGGTCCAAATCTGTTCGTCAGGCACACGAAGCTTCTGCTTACTTTCAAGCTCGCTCAGGAGTTCTTTTGTTCCCTTGGCATTTTTCCATACAAGTCTATAAATAGGCTCCGCCGTTGGAACATCTTCTATTTTAGCAGTACTCAGCTGAGCGAGCTTCCACGACATTATCAAGCACTTCTTCCATGCAGGTCCAAACAGTGCTTGCCTATTCTCTGTTTTAGCAATCAGGGGTTCTTCTTGCTCTTTCAGTGTCTCATCACTTGCAATCAGTTTGGTTGTGATGAATCTCGACACCGGAGTGTCTGTTACTAAAGCTAACCACATAATACCTTGCTGAACTAAGTTCATCAAAGGGTCGAGCGATGGCGGATCGATAGCTGCAAAATCGGCTTCCTGCTTTGATTTGGTTGTACCAACAACTACACCAGGTTCAATTTCCAAAGCATTCGTCATATCCGCTTTTAGATCTTGACCATCGCTTGTAGGAATGAATCCTAAAGCCTTGTAAATACGAAATGCAGTTTGGTCACTTGTGGTAAGTAAGTCTACCGTCGACTTGTTGATAGCATCCTGAATCGGAATCCCATTCTCGGCCTCAAACTGCATATCCTTGTTGCGAAAATGGATAACGGGCACTCCGAGCGCATTGCCCTGTGCATCTATCCAAGGAAGGGGCCAGGCTGCATCACCTGGATCGCTATAGCGGGTCCATTCACCATAAGAACCTTCGCGTCTAAACTTTTCTATACGATTGGGATAATACACAGTACGACGTTGGATGGGTACTGAAGTGCTCTCGGGATTGAGCTCTGACCATTGCTTTACTGCAAACATCGGATCTTCGTTTACGTCGTTGTTTGGATACTGAATCAAACATCCGTAACCTTCACCCCCTTCAACTTCCAAACTCGTCCAACGAGGTTGAGGAAGCCAGCGTGCATACTTACGTGTTTCGGGTTCGGGCCAATCCACAATAACAAAATGTTCAGAGTCTCTAAGTGTTGCTTCGTACACTTCTGTCTGAACTGCATCCATGTTATTAGCTTCCCACGTATTCTTGGCAAAGCTAATTGCCTTAGGATCCTTCGAGTCGAAGCCCAGTAGGGATAATTTCTCAGTGACTGCAGTAATGATGATACGACAGACATTCAATCGGAACTCAAAGCTGCCGAACTCTTCACCTAGAAACTGCTTTAGGCGTTCAGTCAGCTTTACATTCTGCTCACCTTCGTGATACTCACGACACCTAACGACTTCCTTCTCTAGCTCAAGGTTAGTCGTATACAGTGCTTCTAGGTAAGTCAGCGCTTCTGTATCTTGCTCTGCGATTGGCGATTCCATCAGTGGCATGTGATTTTTTCCCTATGTAGCTATAGACCGTATTGATTATTGGGCGTGCTGTTGCACCTGCAACACCAAGCGCGAATGCAATTGCATAGTCATCATGCGTACCTTCAGGCGACCTAAGTGTATCACCTTCAATGCTGGCTAACTGCACTAGCGTTTTCTCGCAATGAATGAGTGGGCGTCCTTTTTGAAGTTCATCCGAAAGGTTAGCCCATAGTATTGCCTTACCTTTCGCACTCGATACCCATCCATACGCACCATCAGGGCCTTTCAGTAGTCTGTCTTGCTCGTGTTCAACTTCTCGAATGTCCAAGATGAAGGCATGTCCGTGATTATTACGTTCTGGTAAGATGCCTGCATCGTTATAATACTTACTCAACTGCACCGCATAGATTGCTAAGACTGCGGGTTCGATCTTTCCGGCAAGCACTGCACATTCCTCGAGGGTCATTATGTCCACTACCGATAAAACCGAATCATCACTATTAGGATTGCCTTCAGCGGGATCAGCTGCTATTATATAGTTGTGAACCTTGTTGGGTGGCTCAAACTGTAATAGGAAAGGCAGTGACAACTCGTCAGGACGTATACCCGTTCTCGAATCATAGCACCGCATCAACCAATCGTACGGCAATCTGCGATCGAGAGTAGGAGGTCGCAGTGCTTCTTCATCAGTATTCGGATATTGCTGATACAGATCATCTAAACCACCAGTACGTGCCAATACATCGGCTTTTTGGTCTTCGTACCATGCTTGATCACGTTCTGGTCTTACATACCAGGGTAAGAAGATTGAATTCCAACCATTCTTACCTTCGCGTGCACCTCGATAGATATTCTTGAAGGGGCTAACTGGCATACTCTTGTCAGCACGACTCAACAACGTCATTGAGCCGCCACCATCAATTGTAGGCTTTACTGCGTTCATCAACCTATCGAGATCAGGTATCAGGTCCGCTTCGTCAACAAATGCAAATGATGCTGTATACGAATCACCTGCAGTAGTTGGAAAGCCATACACTATCGAGCCATTACTAAGTTGCCAAATGTGGGAAGAATCTACGGGTACTGAACGTGATTGCAGCCATCTCGGCAAGTGTCTGTAGATTCCTCGCAGACGTTCAAGAAGATAGATTGCCTCAGGCTCACGCCTACTAAATACAAGTCCCGTGAAGATAGGATGGAAGAGCATCTTCCATAGAATAAAACACAAAACTAACCAAGTCTGACCTAACTGCCGTGCCTTCAGGATGACATTCAGTCGCTTGTTGACTAAGTCGTCCAATACTAACACCTGCTGTGGCCACAAATGGAAGGGAATCCATTCTGCGCTCGTAGCATCGTAGATCTGACAATACGTATGAACGAAGTACGCACAGTCCAGTTTGCATTTCAACCACTCGGTTCGGACTGCTGCCCCTGTAAGGACTTCTTCTTCCATTCCTTGAGCTCCTCCGATGCTCGATTCAGTTCGTCTGATGTATACGGTATAGCGACCACACCAACCTTCTGAATCGCACCCATACCACCACGATCAAGGATTTCCTTTGCAGCCATTACACTAAGTCTAGGATTGTCTAAGCTCTTGACAAGAGCCTCAGCTGCTTTATCCATTGAACCCAAAATGGTTCTCTTAGCTTTGTTCACTACGTCCTGATCAATGCTGGCTTCGAAGTTGTCCCAAGCTTCTGCACGCTTATGCCACTGGTATTCGGCAGACTTGTGTCGCCACATGCCTTCAACCTTGGAAGTCACATTACGAAGCATCTTCGCTTGTTTTACTGGATCACCTTCCGTCAGTATATAGAGCCTATAGGCTTTGTACAACGATCTACCAATGCCCAATTGCAAATAGTATCGAACGAATCGTTCGTACCAGATAACAGACTCTTTATCTAGACGATGCCATGGCTGACGTACTGATTCAGGACGCTCGCCACGATCATCCATTACTTCACCTTCAACCACTATCTCGATCGAAGATGGTTCCACAATAGGCTCAACAGGTTCAGTGATATTACTTTCCATGCACTAATTATAAGATATGGGTGTCTAAAAAAGCAATGACGAGTTTCCCATAGATGATCCCTACCAGAGGAAGCGTAAACGGGATACGAATAGGGTTTCTAATTGACCCCTTGTTGCTTTGATAAAAGGTTGTTATAATTTATATATAATAACGTCCGTCCCTACACGTAACAAGGAGGAAACTATATGGATCCGGCTAAGCTAACAGAAGCATTGCAAATGTTCGACAGTGGGATGACTGTGGCAGCAATTGCAGAAGAATTGGAAATATCCACTCAGACTATTCGATTAGGTCTGAAGGGAAGTGGTCGCAGTTTAGTAAAACCGTCAGCACATCAAGCAGATGAAGAAGCCATAGTCATTGCTTATCAAAACGACGAACCTATACCTGCGATAATGCAACAATATGAACTTACCTATACAACATTGTATTCGATCCTTCGTAGACACAATGTTCCCACTAGGAAGTTCGTAGCTGCACCATCTCAAGCAGATCGTCTCAAGGTTGCAGTTGAAATGTATCAGCGCAACGTCGTACTCTGGAAGATCAAACAGGAAACAGGTATCGCACAACCAACTCTTCATAACGAGTTACACCGACTAGGTATTCCCCTACGTCGTCAAAGAATGGAGGTATGAATGTTACAACTATTGGCAAACGCAGTAGCAGTGAACGACCAAAACAAACTCAAGAAGCTCATGCAGAAACGTCGATCGCTAGCACCGATATGTCCGCAATCGTGCCAAGGATGCGAAAGTGGCATTCCTGCTCAGCAAGGTTGCAACACGCTAGGTGAACCTCCTATACCTAATCCAAATGTAGGCCTAAAATGACATTCACTGACGACGATGTCGATAAGGTAGAAAACGAAGCTCAGTTAGCAGCTGGCATCAATTCCCTAGCCAGGATAGTCACATGCTACTACAATGCCTTGACCGCTCAGGGTATGCAACCATCGCTTGCGGAGAAGCTAACCCAAGAGTTCAATAAGCAAATGGCTCATGCAGCCGCCATGAGTGCATTTACCAAAGGAGCACCCAATGCAGAGTAGCCTAATATATCACCAACGTAAGTACCTGGCATTGGGTTTGCCATTGGAAGACCTAGTGCCTTGGCCCTTCAGTGCAGTCTATGCAGTCAATGTGGCAGTGGCTAATGTTCGGGCTAAACCCATAGTTTCAAGTACAGCCATAGGCTCGCTCTCTCGCGATACACTTGTAGTGGTATCTGTATTTCAAGGTGATTGGGCTGAGATCAACGACGATCATTGGGTTGCAACTAAGTTGCTCCGCCCTGTGTCGCGCATATAGCACAGGCGCTGGGTGTCTGCGCAGAAGTTGTTGCCCTGCGTAGCGTGCTACGTGTTTGCGTGAGAGTATGAAGGCGCGGGTGTTTGTGGTGGCGACGTGGAAGGACACGCGAGGCGGCTTGGTCCGTTATCCAAGAGAGTAGGTATCAAGGCCTACCCACCAGTAATGTCTTAGAGGTCATCAGATGCAATGTCGGTCTGATGGCCTCTTCTTTTGCTTCGGCACCGACGATGTGATGTAGGGACGAAACGTGTACGGGGGCTTTTTCGGGTGACGCATGAGTTTGGGGTTGGATTGGTTTGGAATGATGCAGGGGTACCCTGTCGTTTATTTGTAGGGGGTAATTTTTCAGTTTTTCAGTTTTTACTTACTTAGCTCTAAACATGATGAAAAGTGACGTTAGACGTGATGAATGATACGATGGTGATGACGCTCTTTCGTGCAATAATGGTATCAAGGTAAGAGACATTCACTCTTGCTTGGCGCAAAGGACGCCTAATCTCATGTCACAGTACAATGTTTCACCAGAGAAAGTTTACACGCTTGACCAGTTATGCACGCTCACAGGCTTCACACGTGTATACCTACACAAGGCAATGAAGCAATTCAAGACGCTAAAGTATACAGCGGGCTTTGTGCAAGGCACGAAGATACCTTGCAACTTCATCAAGGGAAGTGACTTCCTGACTTTCCGCAAAGCAATTGATGAGAAGTCGACACGCAAGTCCGCTCACATCCTGAGCGAGAGTGAATACGCTGAATATCAGCGACTTGTGAAGTCAAGCAAGTAATATCAGAGCAAAGTGAGTGAGAGACGAAAGTCTCTCACTCACGGAGCAAAGAGGATAACATGGCATACACAATCGACAAAGGGATTTTAGAGCAAGCAATGCGCAAGCAAGGCATTTCACCCAAGTTGCGCACTAACGACACAAAATCAATCGTGACCTACAAGAAGTCGCCAACTGGCAATGTTATCAAGTGGATTCAAAAAGTCACGAAGTAAGATTAGCAGACTTGCTCACGAAAGTGAGCAAGTCTGGTTTCGAAAGTAAAAAGTGAAAAAGAAAAAAGTGGAAAATGAATTTGGCCCCTCGCGCCTATATGGCGCTTGGGCTAAGAACGGGCGCCCCGCCATGCCCATCCACGTAGGTGCCACGCAACCATGCCACGCGTCCCATGCTACCCGCAATAGTCACGGTACCCTACCTTCACTGTGTCCACCAGTGCGCTTGGCCCTCCGCATGCCCACCCGCATAGGCAACCATCATAGGTAACCATCCCCCGCGCGATACCGCTACCCGCAAAAAGAGATACCCTTTCGGGTATCTCTCCTTTGGTACTACGGCTTCTGCACCACGTACAGAATCCTTGGTGGAGGAACCATGTTCGGATACTCCACTGTATAGCACGGGTGACAGAGATCTCTACCGTAGGGGTAGGTCTCGTCCTTAGGACCGTATTCCAAATCCTGAACTAACACCCATTCACCACATCGATTACAATGCTCCCACTGTCCGTTCTCATCGATCACGCCGCTCATGTTACTCTCCTTTGCTGGTGATCCTCATCCGAAGGATCTATTATAATATAATTATAATATAGGAGCCTGGGTCTTTTCTAAGTAACATCGGACTCCCCCAATTTAGGACCCAAGGCCAACTGCGCGCGCCCCGCATCGCCCCACGCAAAAGGCGCCCCGCAATGATTTTACACAATCAACCAATCAACTATGACTCCCGGTGGGCGCCCCGCCTGCCAACCACCAAGGCGCCACGCATAGGCCCCCCGCCGCGCGCGACAAGCACAGGGCGCCTTACCGTTGCCATGCACTCCGTTACCAGCCTAGGTGCCTACGATTGGGGGAGTCTTTGGACCCTTGTGGAAATAAGCGAGATACATTATAATTATAATAATTCACCCGTACCAATAAATAAAAAGGTGCGGAGGGCCCCAACAGGGACATTCAGAACAAGGAGTAATGATGAACACCGAGTCCAAGAAACAGAACGCCAGCACCACCCCCGAGCCGATGATGACGATCAAAGACATCCTGACCAAGTCCGGGCTCTCAGGGATCTACGTTCGCAAAGCCATCTCCAATGGCGACCTGCCCAGTGTGCTCGTTCAAGTGGGTGCGACCAAAGTCTACCGGCGCGAGATCAAAGCCGCGGACTTCGAAACCTGGCGCGCTACCCGAAAGAATAGCCGACGGGAAGATGGCAGAGGCCGCTCGATCTTGTACGCGACACCCGAGGAACTCACCAAGATCAAGTCGCTCTTAGCGAGTAACAACGTCGAGGCACTCGTTGAGAAACCGAAGCCCCAGGTGCATAAGCCGAAGGTCGAAGCCCCTAAGGCGTAGCTCCCACCACTGAACCCCGCCCAACAGCGGGGTTCTCTTCTCCCCACCGCGGCGACGCGCACTGATTCGGGGTTTACAACGCATATCTTAGGCTTCCCGCCTGAGCAAACAGAAACCATTTCCTCAATCAAACGGCTATACCTCGTGATCCGCCTTTTCGACCTCCATCGACGGTCCAAGTACTAAACAACTCCCATCATAGAGAGTCCCTTTCAAACATGGACCAAGCAGATCACATATCATATATATATATGATAATAATACATAAACACTTCTACCACCAACACAGATTTTTATACTTGCATATGCTTATAACTTTCATTTCTGAATCAAATGACCATTCCTTCATGCTAATATTTATAAGCATATCAGCAGTTCAAATCTGTGAATCTGGCAGCAGAGTTGATTATCGATTATTATCATGTATACCNAACAAAGAACCCGCAAAGGNCCAGGTCATAAAGCGCTGCATATACACACGAAGCAAAGCCCAGAGCAAAGGTTCTTTTTTGGGGGGCGCCTATGTCACTTAGAAATGACCCGGACTCCTATATTATAATTATTATATAATGAGACATATCTCCAGGGTACCTCTTATATATCATGTGATCTTCGACCAAGGAACAAGGACACGATGCATATGACCTATAACAAACGCTACGATCCACAGATCTATGATCAAGTAAACACGGCTCAAGATACCGCGTCTAAGGCTCCAGGTAAACGGTTACCGCTCAAAGTGATCCGGAAACTTATGATCACCGCTTTAGACAACGATCTTAGAGCAGGGATCAACAGACCCCATTTCAGATGTCCCGGGTGTAATGATCGGTTACCAATTGACATGGGAACATATGCGAGATTCAATTGGACGCTTCCATATGAGTTGATCTGTAGCGACTGTATCTGTACACTGGATCTTCAGAAACAGAACAACGCCCAGCATCATACGAAACGACACCATGAACCCAAGATCGAAGCCATGGTAATGAAGATCGAGCTCATCAATCCAGCGTCTAAAGGTGAGACGGTCTTGTTGATGGTAACAAATGAGGAGGATCAAACAACCAATAACAAATAACCCGCGACAATAAACCCCAGTAAAGCGCCCGGTTCACAGATACCAGGGAACAAATGATACTGCTTATGTTACATTATAACGATCAGTAACCAAGGAGAGCGACAATGACTCGAGACGAATTCAAATCGCTAAAGGTCGGTGATCACGTGAAATATGGTCGTAGCGTATATCCAATAACCGAGGTTCGAGAAGCTGCGCCGTTTTACCCGCAGCGTATTACTCTCGATACTGACTTCTGTTGGGTTCACGAGACTGATGAGAACATCGTAAGTCATCTTACCAAAGTCGATGCTTAGGAGGCATGACATGCACCTTCACTTCTTTCACGACATAGAGAATCCGGATCAAAAGCGATCAGTTGATGATATGATCAATCGCGAAACGTCAAATGAGGAGACCACTGACTTCCTCCCGATCGAGATAGCTAATATCGACGTCGAGGAGAATGACAACGGCCAGATGGACCTGTATATCTACACAAACGATCATCATTGGTACGGCGTCATCTCGTTCGATGAACTTGAACAGCTCAATGATGCAGTAGCTCTTTACCAAGGCTGTCGAACCAGGAAGCGAATACGGGACCTTCTGTATCCGGTAAAAGCATCACGCGATGTTGATTGGTACGTGGAGCTGATCGATGACCAGGATCTTATGGTCCCAATGTACCGCGATATGTCAGATGAACAGATCATGAGCGACTTCAATCGCTGCATGAAGTATAGAGAGGGGCTATGAACATGAACATTATCAAGACGCATGATGACATTAGTCATCTGAAAGAGTATCAAGATGGTCGCAATCGCGTAGAGCGATGCGATCTGAACGTAGCCATTGATCAAGAGAGCGATGCTGAATTGATGGTCGCGATAAGCGCGCTCACTGAATCGCTCATAAACGATGGTACGATGACGCTACGCGAATCAGGCGATACCATGTTCGATTGGCGCGATGATACCTGCGTATGGATCAGGTGGCATAGAGAGAAGCTATGAACAACACACGTGTTCGACGCTTAGATCTCGGTGGTACGGCGTGTTACGATGATCCGATGGCTGTAGCAATGAGTCTCGACGGCACGACATTGGATAAGGAATGTACACCCATCGTCATCGGTGACTTCGCTAACATCCCGTTTCCAAATGAGACGTTCGATAGTGCACTCGGCGCATGCTTCCTCGAAGGCAGCGATAATATGAAACCCGGCGAGACGCTCGCAGAGGATCTCGCTCGAAGCTATCGCGAAGTGTATCGCGTCCTGAAACCTGGTGCAGAGCTCAAGGTAATGAGTTGCGGCGGCTTTGAACCATGTCATCTGATCGAAGGTCTAAAGGCTGGATTCACAATGATCTCGGGTCCAGGGCTCTATCTCGAGTACAGTGGTCCAGATGATGGGATGGATAATTACGACGTCAAGGTTACATATAGTGAGCCCATTACATTCTGTAAGGCGGCAAAGGAGGCCGACAATGAATAAGGTACAAAGAACCCACGAAGCATTAGATATGCTGTTGACACTCGCGCAAAGCGAGAATGATGCGATCTTCGACATCAGCGTAACAACGATGAAGTTCGACGAAGATCTAGCGTCAGGTGAACTGATCCAAGAAACGAAGACAGAGTTCATCGCTGAGATCATCGGTACAACGCTTCAGGAGTACGAGATTGAGTCTATGATGAAGCGCATCGAGATCGAGTACTATGGCACTGAGGTCAAGGAATCGCACATTGATCTCGAGCCTACGCACGCGGACGTATACCATCTGGCGTTGACTGGTGTCGAACTGATCACGGCT